TTTATTAATTTAGAAGATTAAAATGAATATTGTAACTAAATTATTAACCTATCAGAATCAAGTTAAGATTCTTCATTGGCAAACAACTTCTTACTCTGAGCATAAAACTCTTGATGGATTATATGGAGATCTATCAGGACATATTGATGAATTCGTTGAAACTTTCATGGGTAAGTATGGAAGAGTCATGGCACAAACTAATTTTAATCTAACCTTAGAGAATTATAAGAATATGGCTCCTATGGTTTTAACGCTTGATATGGAAAATTATTTGATCAACGAATTGCCAACAATGCTTGACGCAAAAAAAGATACAGATCTCTTAAACATAAGAGACGAAATACTAGCTTCTGTAAATCAAACTAAGTATTTATTAACTCTTAAATAATTTAAAATGAATATATCAGTTAATTTCAGCAACGAAATTCGCGCAGCAAAAGATAAAAAAACTTTGAATAAGCCTTTTAGAACTTCAAAAGGCCCAAAGAAATTCTCTGTTTATGTCAAAAATGAAAAAGGCAACATTGTTAAAGTTAATTTTGGCGATCCAAACATGGAAATAAAACGCGATGATCCCGGTCGTCGTAAAAATTTTCGCGCTCGCCATCAATGCGACACAAATCCCGGTCCTCGTTGGAAAGCTAGATACTGGTCTTGCAAGATGTGGGAATCTAAGAAGTCAGTAACCGACTACACCTCTAAAGGTGGAATCGATGATATCGTTCATCAATGGGATGGTATTACTTTTTGGGAAGAAGCTGATCTTCTAAAACTAGCTCCTCATTTGGCTCAAGCTCAAGAAATCACAGAAGAAATTGAAACTGAATCCGAAGATGTAAACGAAGAAGCTGCCGAAATGGCTATCGCACAATTAGCTTACATCTCAGACTATTCTAAAGACTTGCTTGAGAAACTTCGTTCAAATCCAAAGATGTCTGAAGAGATTGAACCTTGGGTTCAAAGCAAGATTACTTTAATGGAGGATTACTTATTTGCTGTTTATAACTATCTTGTGTATTCTCAAGAATCAGAAAACAAAAATGAGAAACAAGTTATGGAAGCTGGTATGAGAATTTTAAATATTAACGCTTCATGTAAACATTATAATAGCGAAGGCATCGTTAAAGAAATCAAAGATCTTCCAAATGACATGGGCAAAATAGTTGCTTATGAAGTTCTTAACGATGGAAACAACTTTAAAAAAGGTGATATTTTAACAAAAACAATAGATCAAATTAAAATCCTAGAAGGTAATAAATAACATGAAATCAAATTTAAAATTCGATACAAAAAATTTCGTCGCTGAAATCTCCATCTCTAATATGATGGAAGAAGATGAAATGGAAATGCATAGCGAATATATGAGCGAGTGTATGCTCAAAGATGAATCTTTGATCAATACCGCTGGTATGTCTACAAGTGACGCTAAGTATATGTGCGGCATGTCATACATGAAAAACCGCCCAATGCTTAATGAGATGGCAGGTCAATTGACCGAAAAACAAAAAACCCTTCCTCCCGCTCTTCAAAAAGCTATTCTAAAAAGAATGAGCAAGAAAGGGAATTTGAATGAAGAAGGAAAGAAAGAAGCTGGTGAATCACCAGAATCTGAAAAGTCTGAAGCTGCTCAGATAGCTGTTTTCCCAGAAACCCCCGCTCCCCCATCAGGAAACATTACTCCAGATGCAGCTATAGAAGGTTTGAAAATAGATGAAAAGCTAAAAGCAGAGCAAGAAAAATCTGCTCCAAAAAACCCAGGTCTACAAAGTCCTACGTTCGATCCAAAAGCTTAATTTAAATAAAACCGCTAGGCAACTAGCGGTTTTTTGCTATTGACAAGTCTCATATTCTTGCGTAACCTTTTGAGGATGAATAAAAGAGAGCTATTAAATAAGCTTTTGCATATTCCTAAAAAAGTTCATCCATCGTTCTGGGGTAAACAATTCAGAATACTTAATTCTCTTCTCAAAAAGTTTCCAGATATGAAATTCTGGGAACAAGTTGTAGTTGTAAGAGTTGATTGCCTCACTTTATATGCTGGAGAAGATGCCAATGGAATAGCTGATAAATATAAGAAATATATTTTTCAACCTGAATTAAAGAATATAGAATTTCAGCTTGGTGAAAAAGCTGGACAAGACTATAATATTATGGTAAAACCTAGAACAATTAAAGACTTTCTAAAATGAGTAAAAAGAATAATAATAAAGAAGAAGTAGATAGTGGTAAAATTACTACATCTCAAGATCAGCTAAAAAGCTTCTTGAAGCAAAATAAAGAATCTCATTATAATTACGAACCAACTATTGATTACAAGGTTTCAAGCGGCAGTCTCCTGCTTGATTACTTTCTAGCTGGTGGTATCGGTACTGGATTGCATCGATTCTGTGGAATCAATGAAGGAGGCAAAACGAGTTGCGCTCTTCAATTCATGAAGAACTTCTTAGATCAACCTAAGAAGCGCAAAGGATTTTATATCAAAGCTGAAGGTCGATTGAGCAATGAAATGATCACTCGCTCTGGAGTTAAGTTTGTATTCAATGAAGAAGAATGGGTCGAAGGTACATGTTTTGTTTTTGAGTCAAATATTCATGAAACAGTATTTGATGCAATGCGAGAACTAGTTGGTAAGAATGATGAGAAAATGATGTATTTTTTTCTCCTAGATTCTGTCGATGGTTTAATTAGAAAGGGTGATCTTGATAAAACCTTCGAAGAGTCGCAAAAGGTTGCTGGCGGTGCAGTAATCGCAGCAGATCTTATGAAGCGCATGTCTATCGCACTTCAAAAGCGTGGACATATTGCAGTATTTATTTCTCAAGTTCGTGCTGATATCAAACTTGATCCATACAGCAAGGCTCCAATTCGTCAAACGACTGCTACAGGTGGTAACGCTTTGCTACATTTTGCTAACTGGATTTTTGAATTTGATGCTCGTTTTAAGGGTGATCTAATTCTTGAAGATCCTAACGCTTCTTACGATGAGCAAAAGAATCCATATCTTGGACACTTTGTGAAGATTGTTGTTAAGAAGTCTCCAAATGAAAGAACTAACTGTACTATTCGATATCCAATTAAATATGGAAGAAAGAATGGTACTTCTAATTGGGTAGAAAAGGAAATCTTTGATTTTCTAACTATGTGGGAAATCGCTATTAAGAAGGGAGCTTGGATTAGCTTTGATGAAGAGTTTCTTAATACTTTAAAGGAAGCTGGCTTTACAGAATTTCCTGCTCAAATTCAAGGAGCAGCTAAGTTTGAACAAATTGTCAACGACAATGAAAAACTTAAGAATTTCTTCTTTAAGTATATCAGCGAAAACCTACTAAATTTTGGCGATGGAATTTCTATCTCTGAGTAATAAGAAAAGACGTTGCAAAAATGCTCGCAATTATTTAATTAATTGGAGTATGGATAGCCGTAGTAAATTTCAAACTGAAGCTAAGAAATTTTTACGAAACTATTGGCAGCATAATATTGTGTTTGAAGAGTTTCCTATAGTAGGAACTCGTCTTACCTTGGACTTTTATAACGCTAATAAAAAAATAGCTATAGAAGTTCAAGGTAGGCAACACACTGGTTTTGTTAAATTCTTCCATGAAAATAGAATGAATTTTCTTCATCAATTAAATAGAGACAAGAAAAAAGAACGTTTCTGCGAACTTAATGAAATTACACTTGTAACTATTTTCGAAAACGATACAATAAATAAAGACCTTTTCGAAAGTCAAGGTGTAATATTATAACATGAAGAAGGACTCTCAATCAGAGAATTTTAAACAGTTCAAAATTCCTGAAAACTATTTTAACAAACTCTATGAGTTCAGTGGGTCCGATGAATCCTCCAAAGGATTTATAGTGGCTTATGTCTCTCAAGATGGATGCCCCATGATTTATACTAAAGTAGCCAATCCAATCGTAGAAATGGGTTTAGTTAAGGCTTTGGAAAAGTATTTAGATGAGGTAGACAACGAACAGAATTCCATTGACATGACTGACGAGCCGTGATAACGTCCGTTCGGAATGATTTATTCGTATGATTTAGAGACTCAGTTGCTCGCTGGACTGATTAAATATCCAGAAAGATACGCAGATGTTGCATCTTTCGTGACAGAGAAAGACTTCTGGAGTGAAAGCTCTAAGATAAATAGAACTATTTTTTGTGTGCTTCGTCAAGCAATTGACAACGGTGAAAAAATTGATGACGTAGTAATATCTCAAAGAGTAAAGAATTTTGGGGTAACTTTTGAGGACAATATCAATCCATCTGATTATATTGAATCTTTGTCTCTCAAGAAGTTGTCCCCAGAATCTATTATAAGCGTTGCTAAAGAGTTGAAGAAGTACACTATTCGTCGCGAAATTGCGATGTGTGGTGCAGAGATCAATAAGAAGATGAAGTCTATCTCTCCATCTTCTGATTACAGTGTTATCATTGAATGCGCTGATAAACTTTATAATGATCAAATTAATCTCTATGAAACTGGTGCAGATCAACCAGAAAATATTTTTGATGAAATGGAAGCTCTTGTTGAAGAGCGTGGAAATAATCCAGTCACTGAATTTGGATTCGCTGGACCGCATCCAAAAACTCAAGACATGTACGGTTCTCTTTTGAGACCGGGAAATATCACTGTTATCGTCGCTCGTTCAGGTGTTGGTAAAACTCAATTCTGTTTAGATTTTACTACAAAGGTATCTGAACAATATGAAGTACCAGTTCTTCATTTTGATAACGGTGAAATGAGCAAAGAGGAACTTATTTTTAGACAATGCGCTGCAATGTCCAAAGTTCCAATGTATCTATTAGAAAGCGGAAATTGGCGTAAGGCTGGTGCAGAAATTGTAGATAATGTCAGATCAGTATGGAAAACTATCAATAAAAGATACAAGCATTTATATTATTATAATGTAGGTGGCATGAGCGTTGATGCTCAGATTAGTGTTCTAAAAAGATTTTACTACTCCAAGATAGGTCGTGGAAATCCTATGATTTTTAGCTTTGACTATATCAAGACTACAAGTGAAAATGGAGGTAATAAAACCGAATGGCAGCTTGTTGGAGAGATGGTTGATAAATATAAACGTTGTATTCAAAGAGATATCGTAAGCGATAAAGGCCCATGCATATCAATGATGACATCAGTACAATCTAATCGTGCTGGTATCGTCACCAATAAGAATTCATCAAATATCACTGATGATGAAAGTATCGTTTCTCTTTCTGATCGCATTACCCAATTCGCTTCTCATCTATTTATTCTGCGACAAAAGACATCTGATGAATTACAGAATGAAGTTGGTTTTGGAACGCACAAGTTCACTAATATAAAAGCTCGCCATCTTGGCAAAGATATTGCTGGAGCCATTAAT